ACTCGAGCACATCGCCCGCGTTCAGCGTGGTCGAGGACCAGCCAGACATGGTGATCGTCGAGCCAGACTGCGAGCCGCCGTTGACGACGGGCGTCCCGCCGAGCGTGCCGACGGTGTGGACGTAGACGCCCTGATCCATCTTGAACATCGTGCCGAGGGCGCGGCCCATTTCGCCTTCCTCGTAGATCTCCGAGATGTTCGCCTGCGGGTTGAAGTTGGTGTACACCGCGTTGCCGATCTTCTGTTCCGCTTTCGGATTCAGCAGCGTGGTGCGATCGCCTGATGGACAGGCGCCGTTATCCAGCTTTGTCTTGGCCGACCAGTAGGTGTCGAGCGACGTGGGAGTCGTGCCCGGCGTGCCGACCTGGTTGTTCAGACCGAGCGCCAGCGAGCACACGTCCTGGTTCACGAGGTTGGCGAGGCGGACGATCTGCGGCTTCAGGATGCGATCGGTGTAGTCGTCGATGTTCAGGACGAGATCCTGCGAGCTCACCTGCGTGTCGATGCCACGCTGATAGGCCAGCGTGAGCGGCACGTAGGTTTCCTGAATGCCTTCGATCTGCACCGCCTGTCCGAGACGGCCGATGTACCGGGGCGGTTTGCGGATGTTCAGCGTCTGTCCGAGGACCGCGCCGCCGAACTTGAACTGATCGTCGTACTGACGATTAATCGATTTCGTCGCGTTGAGGGTGTTGTCGAGCACGGCCAGCGCACGAACGGTGATGATGTCGTTCGTGAGAAAGTCGTTGGCCCACAGCACGCCGTCTGGGGACTGCGTGAAGACCGCAGGAACCAGACTCAGAGCATGAGTCTTGAGCATGGAGGCACGTCATCCGCGCCTCCGCTTCGCCTGTTGTGCCTTCCGATAGGAGTCGATTTCCGCATCGGGATCGAGCACGCCTGACGACGCAGAGGTCGCAAGGGGCGTGCTCCCGACCGGATTAGGTGGAGGAGCTGACCGCGATTGACGTGGGGGCGGCGTGGATCCGGTCTGCTGTGCCGCAACCGCTCCCAGTGAGGTTTCGAGTAGACGCTGAACGAGTCCAGCGGCCGATGTTGGGATGCCCGCAGACATCCGCGCCATCGACACGGCCTCCTCGGGATGCGTCCCGAGGTAGTAGAGCACGTCGTCACTTCGTCCTGATCGAACGATCGCGTCCATCATCGCCGGGGGAAATTCGCGAATCCCCACCGCGGCGAGGTGCTGATCGGCACGCTGCACGACGGAATCGAAGTCAAGATACTTGGTCTTTCTGGCTGAGTCAAGCCGATTCGCATGCTCCGTCCAGGCGGATTGAAGCGACTTCGCTTCTTCGTCGAGACGATTCCTCTCGGCGGCTTTCGCTTCGCGCCAATCCCCGAACGCTTCCAGTTTCGCGTCGTTCCAGTCGTCCCACGACTTGTCGGGGTTGTCGGCGATCCACTGATCATAGGACTTGAACGTGAATCGATCCGCGACAGGCTCAGACTTCGGTGTCTCGCGCCGTGGTTCTTCTCTGGGCGGTTCGATGCGTTGCGGCTGCTGCGTGGCCTTACTGCGCCATTCCGCGATCTCGGCATCTTTCGCGGCAAGCGCCTTCCGAGCGGCTGTCGCTTCCCGCTTCGCGAGCCGCATGGCGGCGTGCGTCGATTTCCGCGCGAGTTTGCGGAGGTCTTCGTCCGTTTCCGGGCCGTCGTCGTCCGCGTCAGTCTGCGGTGTCGGCTCCGGCGTGCGGGCTTCCGGCTCGGCGGTTTTCGTGTCCTCAGGCGCTCCGAGCGCATCTCGGACGGTCGATTCCGTCGAGGACGAGACCGCCGCGACAATGCCGTCGTGTTCGATGACGCCCAGATCGCTCACGCGTCGGCTCCGTGCTTCTTCTTCTCACGCGCCGCCTTGCTCCGCCCATCGACCTTCGGCGCGGCCAACGCCGGCTCCGGGTCCGACGGCAACGCGATCACGTCCGCACTCGTTTCCGCCGGTCGCTGTTTCGCCGCCTCAAGCGCCGCCTGGTATTCCGCCATCGTTGCGAACCACTCACTACCCAATCCCGCCGGCTCTTGGTCCGGACGTTCGACGAGCCGTTCGGCGCCACTGAGATGAAACCGCCAGCCCGGATATTTCCGGTAGGCGTGTTCGTTGGGGTTTTTCGCGCCCTTCCCGAGCCCTTGAAAGCGCGACTCGCGGCGCATCTCTTCGAGCTGTTCTTCGCGGATCCGCGCCGCCTCAGTGGGCGCGCCGGCCGTTTGCAGTTCTTTGACTTGTCGCTGGAGGTTTTCGATCAGCTCCAAGACATTCGCGGGCATCTCCATTATTCGCTCGCGTGAACGTCCGACGTGCTCGAGCGCGGGCCGTCGCCGTGGACGATCTCGGGTTTCGGATGCGGCGGCCGGAAGGCTTCCGGCTCCGGGATCTCCTGAACGGGGAACACCGAGCGGGCGCGACGATCCGCTTCGGATTCCGACGTCAGCGCGCGGGCTTCGACGTCGCCCTTGAGTTCGTAGTAGTGGCTCCCGTCGGTGACGACAGTGCCGGTCAGTAGCGTGCTCATGCCTGCTCCTTTGGTAACAACTCTTCAACCTTCGACCACGGCACGCCCATCCGGACGGCCAATGCTTTCGCTTTCTCTAACCGCTCCGGCGTCTGCCCTTTCGCACTGAGCAGATAGCGATCGGCGATGTCTCTGGCCGTCATTCGGCCATCCGGCAGTAAATGCACCGCCCATCCACGGATTCGCTCGCGAGTAGCGGTCCATGCACGCGACAGCAAGGCTCGGTATGTGTCATCGCCGCCCATAAGTGTCTGAGCCATGCGAACACGCTATGCCTCCGCGGGCGGTTGTAGGGCCGCCTGCTGTTCATTGGCTTCCAAGGACTGTGCATGCTGCATCGCGCCTTGCTCGATCGCGTTGTCCTGCTGCTGCTGCCCCTGCTCCAGCGCCTGCTGATGCTCGACGTGGGCCATCTGGCGCTCGTGCTCATGCTCGATCGCCTGCACGTGCAGCTCATGGTCGTTCCCGATCAGCATTTCGTCTCGGGCAACCTGATGCCCGACATCCGCACTGCCTGCCTTGATGCTGGCTTCCGTCAATGAGGCTTGCGCGTTGATCTTGGCGATCTCGATGCGGGCCTCCGCCTCGATGTGGGCTTTGGTAATCGCCATCTGCCCGTCCATTTGCGCTTTCTGAAGTTCGCGCTGGCTCTGCGCCGCTTGTTTCGCTTGTTCCTCCGCGAATTTCCCCTCCAGGGCTTGTTGGAGCTGTTGCACCTGCTGCTGGAGCTGCTGCACTTCGGGATTCGGCTGTCCTTCCTCCTGCGGTTGGAGATTCGGCGGCAGGACTTTCTGGGCCGTCGCCGCGATCTTCTGCGCGTTCGGAAAATCCAGCTCTTTGATGAAGTCCGGCATGATCGCCGCGGCCATTTCGGGCGGCAACGACGGCATCAACTCCCCGAGTGCGGCAGCGCCTTCTTCACGACGGGTGGTAAACGACTTCGCGACTTCGATCACCACGCCGAACGTCCCATCGGGCTTGAGCTCGAAGTTGAGAATCTTCTGATCGGGACTCGGGACCGGCGGCGCCGGTTGCGGGCCTTGCTTCGTCTTTACGAACGGCGCGTTGACCATCACCGATTCCGGCTCTTGGTCCTTCCCGAGCATCTGGACAACTCGTCCGGGACGGTCGTAGACGTAGGGAATCATCTCGTTCAGGATGATCCCCTCAAGCGTCATCGAGATCGTCGCGAGGTTGTCGAGATAGTTGCTGTTGGCGAGTTCCGAGCGTTCCTGCAAGGCTTTGATCGCCTTCCCGGACCGATGCGTCGGATCGAGCTGGCCGAGCGCGCTGGCCGGCGTGGCGCTGGAGTTCTGTACGAAGCCGATCGCCTGCTGCAACAGAATCGTCATCGCCTGCACCGGCGGCTCGGCTTGCTGACGTTCGATCGCTGGATACGGCTCGCCGCGGTCATTGAAGGAGCGGCGCGGGAGATACGGGAAATTCCTGGTGTTCGCCGTCTTCCAGAAGGTTTCGTAGGTCTCGATTTGTTCAGGGTCGAGAATGAACGGCGCTTTCGGCGCGAGCGCGACACCTTCCGCAATCGCGGAGGCGGTGAAGTTCACGAGCCGGCAGGAATCCATCGACGGCTCGACGATGCCGACCCACTTCCGCTCGCCGTTCAGATTGAACTCTTTCCCGATGACCGGAATGATCGGGATGTGCTGCCCTTCCCAGGTGGTCTCTTCGAGGATTTCGTTCGCGGTGATCTTGCACCAATCGATATGGCGCTTCTGGACGACGCGGGTCATCCCTTCGACGGCTACGGCGTCTTGCGGCGGCGGGGCTTCGTCGTCCCAGAACGGCTGCTCTGAGCTATCGGGCATCGTGTAGAGCGTGACGCGGCGCTTCTCGTAACTCGCGTACCAGTACTCGGCGACACGGAAGGTCCGTGCGTCTTCCTTTCCGCCAATCCAGCCCGGGGCCTGCTCCGCTTGCGCGGTCAGTTCCGATTCATCCGCTCTCGAGAGTTTGGCTTTGGGAAATTCCCGCTTGAAGACGTCTTCAGGGACATCGGTCCACTTGAACGCGTATTCCGCATCCGAGCAATCGGGC